CATCATAAATTTATTTGGATAGACTACTTCAGCATCTAAATCTAATAAAATACGAATAAAGAGTTCAAAACTTTCACTTGTTCCTTTAATCCTATAAAGCTCACGAATATTTTTTATTAATTTTCGTTTGTCAATACCATCGGCTAACTTGCTTGGTATTGAATTCATAAACGAATAACTTAACTGATCTAAAAAATCATGTATTGTTCTATCAGCATCAGCATAATCTAAAAGTTGCTGAATATTTTGAACTGGATTACCACGATATCTTGTTACTGTTCCTTCAGCGGTGGATGTTGAACCAACAAGAGTTTCCCCAGTAATAAACTGCTGCTGTGAAGTTATAAACAGTCGATTGTTTCTCTGGTCATCAATTAAGATTGTAGCAGTTGCATTAGAGGTGCTACCAGTAATTATTTCTCCAGCGGAAAATTTTCCAACAGATTCTTCATAGACTATTTGATCTTTATTTTCATCTAAAATAAATTGAGCATCAAAAGTTTCTTGAAGAACATTATCAACTTGAGCCTCTACAATTAATTCAGCAGCTTCCAGATATTCATAATAGTATTTAATAAAGCGAGAAAACTGTGGATTTTCTTCTCTAACATAATCAGGCAATTGACCATCAATTAATGGAGAAATTTTTGCAGTTAAAGTAGATGTCGGTGGATTATCAAATGGTGCCATTTTAGTATCCAGATGTTGTTGTCGTATAAGATGATGTTGCTAAATCAGATATTGAGACAGAATTAGCATCACCAACTGATAAAGTATCAATGGTAACATTAACAATAGTGTTTATTAAATCTACTTCTAATATTTGATTTCTAACTGGTATAATATCTGAAGAATCTGGAATAGCTGTAAATCTAATTTGAGTTGAAGAAGCATTATCAACATCTGATACTGAAATTATATTAGTAGAGTTTAATGTTATTACCCCATTTGCATAATCGGCAACTCCAGCAGCAACATCTACATAAGTTTTAACTCCAGCAGATATGTAATATCTTCTTATATTTCCATTACCATCATCATCAAAAAACATTTCATTTATAGTATCATCATTAACTTTAAATCCAGTAGAAGCAATAATTCCTCCGGCCGCAGCATTATGGTTAGGGTGAGGAAAATAAAATTTATTATTAAAGTTTGTGACATATCCTGTTGATTCTGTAAGCGTAGGGGTAAAGAATTTTCCCATAACAACTTTGGTAATATTACTGATAATTGCTGCATTAGAATCATCAACCAACCTAGTTACTTGAGAGTGCCTAAAAGCACTATTAAATGCTTTTAAATTACTATTATTATAACTTGAAAGAGAATTTGTAATAATACTTTCTAGGGAATCTGATGTTTCTGTGGTAAGATTAGAATTAAATCTTGCAGCCACATTTAGTATAAGAAATACTGTGTCTGGGTCAACGATAACTGGTGAGATTGAAGCAACAGTAAATGGTGCAAGGTCTGTAACTAATCGTGCCTTTTCAGTAGTAGTTAGATTATTACCTGTTGTTGATTTAACTGATATAAAAACTTTTCCAAATTCTTGTACAGAACTGACGCCCAATACAGGATCAAAAGAACCACTCTCACCACCAAAAATAGATACTGCTTGTGTATTTGGATAAAATCTTTTTACAAATGTTTTATAATCTTCAGCTGTAACACATCTTCCTTGTGATGCAAAATCTAATGGAGCATTATATTTTATTGATTCAAGAGTTTCTGGAAAAGCACCTCCACTTGCAGGCTCAACCGTAGAAACTTGAATATCTATTACCGTATCAATAGCAGCTGCATTTATAAATGTGGTTGCCCTATTTGCAGCTGTTCTATTAGTCACTACATAAGTTAATACTACAATGTTGCCATCTGTAAGTGATTTTCCTAAAACACCATCACCAAAATAAACTTCATGTATTCCATTTTCAACTTCTTGTAGAAAATAATTTGCACTTGTTGAATTGATTTGTGAAATATCTGTTGTTTTTGCATATGTTTCGGTAGTTGTATCTGTTGCAGAAGTTTGGACTGCAACTGTTAACGTAGTTGTATCTGCTCTATTATTGGTCAAAATAAATCTTTGGTCAACATCGGCTGAATTAACAGCATATTGTGATGTGATAAATGTCCCTTCGTATATGGGAACACCTAAAAATTGAATATTGCTTCCTGTATTTGCAGCAGTAAATTCAGTTACAGTAACAAAGTTGTAATTAATATCCTCGATTGAAGTTGTAAATACTGTGTTAGCGGGAATTGATGCTGTAGCTTTAACAGAATCAAACAGAGTAACATCAATAATAGCTTTTGGCGCTCTTGCTGATGCAGACTCATAACCTAAAGTTTTTGCATGAGACACCACACTTGAACGAAGAGAGGAACTATCAAGGAACATCTCATTCGCAAGCATGTTCATATTAAACCCAAGGTAATGAGTGTTATATGCTAACACATCCAAAAGAACATTTATACCAGAACCTTCAAAATTATAATCTGTAAACTCACTTTGAGCTTCAAGAAAAGTTTTTAAGTTTGATTTAACATCATCAAAGTCAAATTCTGAAACAATTAATCTTTTATCATTTGTTGCCATTATCGTAATCTCTCTAGAAATAAATCTACCTCTACAAGTTCTGTGGGGGCGTTAATAATAAAAAATGTAATTGTCAATTCATAAACATTTTGGTCTAAATCTGGTCTTGCGTTAACACTCATTAATCTGACTCTTGGTTCAAAATTTTCTATAATATCCTCAACTCTTTTTGTCAACATTATAGCTACAAATGGAGTCATATTTTCAAATAACATATCTCTCACGCCAGAACCAATTTCTGGATGAAAGGGTTTTTCATATACATTAGTTAGTACTAAATTTCTAACAGCACGTTTTATATTCGCAACGTCTGTTAATATATTTATATCACCACTAACAGGTTTCCTATTAAAGAAAAGATCAAGGTCACGATACTGCCGCACATTGCGTGATATATCGTTCTGTCCTTGTGCGTCTGTAAATCCTGACATGAGTACTCCTTCATTTATTTATAAGAACAAAATAAATATTATTATTTACAATGATCGTAGGTTTCAAATACTGTAAGTAATAGTCTTGGCGTTTCAATTTCAGATATATCATGAGGAATAGAAATATTTAATCTACACCATTCCTTTTCTGGAATTAAAACTTCATTTAATATTTCCATCCCCTCTTTACGATCATCGCCCCAAAAAGGTGCCGGATGAACGTGATGACCAGCATGATCTATCCCATCTTTTTCTTCTTTAATAGGTAACACATCAGGCAATTTCCAATGACGTGTATTTACATTAGAACCACCAGAAAATAATACATAATTAAAGATAAAAGGTCGCTGATTTATAACATGCATATGATCAACATGAATAGGTAGTTGTTCTTTAATAAGTTGATATCTTACTTGAATAGAATGTGGAAAATATGGTCTTAAAAAATTATATATTTTATTTGGTGGATCATAAGATTTGTAGTCTAATAATTTAGCAGCATATGCAATTTTAAAATTTTCTATTTCTTCAATATCATATATTAATAAATCTTCTGGAATTTTCGGAAGATATTTTACAAAATCTAAATATTCAAAACTATCAGTATTTGATAACTTTACATCTTCAAATTGTTTTAATTGTGTTTCCCAATAATATTTTTCTGCACTCTCACCACTATTCATAACGAAACTCCTCTATGATCGGTCTATATTCATGATCCTGACTATGAGCAATCTGAACCTCTGCTATTACCGCATCAATCTCTTCATGCCAATAGTTTAAAAATTTATGCACTCTTGGATACTCTGGAACTATATCCTTTGTCTGCCAAGTAAATTGTTGCAGGACATTGTTATAATCTGGCATCCAATACAATATGTTTAGTGTGACTAATTTTTTTATTATCATACTGGCACCGTAAAAGATGTCTCAGCAATTTCAAATGCTTCCTCTACAGCCACTAGAATACCTTCTGCGCTATTTCCACCAGTACCACGCACCGATCCGCCTAAAAATCCGTCAAAGCCTGCTTGAATTCCTGAAAGGTTGTCGGGTGCCCTAATTGTTTTAGTAGTTGTTTCCCCTTCACTTTTAGTAATAATTCTTGTTACTGAACCACCTTTAATAAAATCTATACGTTTTTTAATTTTCCTATCAAGCTTTTTAATATCTCTCATAACCATCCTGTTGAAATTATGATAAACAGTTATAAATCCTTTTATATTACTTGACTTTTCTGATACCGCACCCGAGTCAAATGGCAGTTCCTCTGTTTTATTTTCATTAAAAACAACTTTTCGTTTTCCTCCAGCAATTAAATTATGAGGAAAGGGTTTTCGATATTTTTTAAGAAGCTGCATTAATTTTTGATGCTCGAAAGTATATTTATTCTTAAATTCACTGAGTTCATCTTGAATAACTTTCAATTTTGTTATTTCTACTGCCGCATCACCAACAAGTTCAATAACAGGAGTTTTGGGAGGTAAAGATTTGTTAGTTGCTACAGCATCTTTTATTTTTGCGACTTGCGGTGAAGATGCAACTTTTGCCTTTATTGCATCAGCTTCAGCAACAGCATCTGCTTTGTCATATTCCTCTTTTACTTTATCACTAATTTCGCCACTTTCAGATGCAACAGCAACTTGAATAGCTTTAGTATTCTCTTTAAATTTTTCTGCGGTAACACTGGCATCCAAAGTTAATGGGGCATTTACAGATGATATCTCAGCAGCTGGAGTCAAAAGTGAAGACGCTGCTTCTTCTTCAATAAAATCATCTTCATCTAAACGCTCTGGGTCTGTATCTGGCATACCAACATCATCTGGTTTTAAAGCTGGTAAACCGTTTGGTCCAATCACAAAATTAGGAATTTCACCACCGGCCAAAATACTATCCAAAGAAAATCCACCGCCAGATAACGCACCTCCAAATTGAGATGCAATGTTTGCTAGTGCAGAAGCTGAACCAGTTTCAATTAAATTTGTTACTTCTGATATGAAACTAATATCTGGAGTTGATGGTAGTTCTGGAATTAATGACTTCATGTCCGCATCTAAAACACTCAATGAACTTCCCACTTCACTTTTTACATCATCAATTTCGGCCTCTAGTTTACCTTTAAGAGATGCCTTAATGCTATCAAATTGACTTACAAGTTTATTAAATTCTTCACTTGCTCCTAATAGGTTTGGTGTAGTAAAATCAACCATTTGTTTTTCCTACGGACCAGCAAACGTATTTGCTGAACCTGTTGCAACACTTGTACATCCTGATATTGCATCTCCTATTCTACCACAACCCTTTCCGTTTATGAATACCGTTGTCGATCCTGTAGCTATAGGTGCAGCATGAGTTGGACACGGGACGGCGGTTGGAATCAAATGTGGTGTATTGTTATCACCCTGTCTTGATATACCTGTACCATTTACAATTACGTCAGGACTTAACGCAGACCTTAGTGGTGTAGAACAATGTGTTACATCTGCATCAACTGAGTTGCCTCTACATATTGCTGGCACGTTCTTTCTCCATTAGTTCTTGCAATCGTCCATTCCACACTGACATTGCTTCGTGTTGTTCATCTGTATGATTGCCGTCTTCCCCAGCTGGTTCTGGGTTATCAGGTAAAAACTTAATCACATGATCAAAAGTTTCTGGTATATCTTCATACTTATCATAGGTAACCAATTCACCATTTATTAAAAATTGAAATTCAGCCATGTCTTATCCTATGGGTTCAAGTTAATATTCGGACCACCAGTGATTGTAATATCACCACCAGAGGTGTGGGTCCACGTTGAGCCTGTAGTTCCCGCCCATGTCGTACCAATTGTGTAATTCCAAGAAGTTCCAGTTGTTAGATTAGTGGATAGGCCTGTAGACTTAGTATCTGTTCCAGTTATGGTTGTTGATCGGGCATGTGTTGTATCAGTTCCATAAGTCTCTGTCACATTACGTAATACCGTATCGTTAGTGCTACCTGTAACAAGCCTTGTATGAAAGTGTTTGTCTTTGGTTGTTCCATATGTCTCAATAACATTTGTCTCCACTGTCTGTTCTCGTTCTCCTTTAATGAGTGATATATGATTACCACCAATTGTTTCATGAGCATTACCACCAATTGTTTCATACTTGTTGCCGTCAACCTGTATGTTCCAATCACCCTTGATGTAGGTCTTACAATTAGACTCGATAGTCAGATTTACATCACCCTTGATATTTACAAAGTTGGTTCCCGCAATAATCTCATAGTTATTTCCAACTACCCTAGTGTGTTTGGTTCCATCAGCGTCAACCTCATAAAAGGTTCCCGCCGTGTGATACTCATGGATACGTTCTGAGCCAGGCGTGTCATCGTATTCCTTAATATGTCCGCTTTCTGACTCAAAGACATGGTTGTATGGATACTTCGCTCCGTATCGTGGACGGCCGTTTTTATTAACGTCAGATGTACGAGGTTCATTCCACTTCTCATTTGTAAGGGTGGGATCATCCTTATTCATTAGTGGATTAATTTTATCTTGGGTGGAACTAGAGTCAACGGTTTGAGGCGCACCAGCAGCAGGAATAGGGTGAGATGCTTGATCTTGTATATCACCATTTTCGTTGATGAAACTAGGGCGACTTGCAGAGTTGGGGCCAGTTGACTTACCAGCCATCGTAGAATACTTACCCGCATTATCAAGAAATGCATCATCTTTTTTTACTTTGTTTCCATAGATATCAATGCCAGAATTTCTTGCTGTCTTATCACTATAACGTGGATCATCTTCTCTAGCCACTTGATCAGAGTGAGGGATCATAACATATGAAGTATATGCAGTATCCTTTGCGGATAATACTCCATGACCACTTCCCCTTGCAAGGCGATTGGTATCAGATTCACCAAAACTATGACCAGAGGCTCTAGAGAATACTCCGTCCTTATCATCCTTACCGTTAACAAACCCGCCTAATGGATATGGACCATAAGACTCATTCCCATAATTAGGGCGAGTTGTTTTGGTAACAGAACCTTCAATCTTTCCACCGATATCTTTTTTTCTGTCATTGGGATGGTGTGTTAGTTTTGATTCCGCCCCATCTTCATCTTGTGATGAATACGGCATGGCGTAGTCTTTACCACCATTGATATTTCTTTGAGTTGAGTTCTTATGTCGAGGATCACCAAACCCCTTAGAATAAGTTTCCTCACGGCCGCCAGAAGTTTCAGGCATGCCAGGAAGTGTTCCTATAATAATAGGTTGTTGTTTTTCCCCAACATCTCTCCAGAAACCACAGACCCAAGAGCCTTCTATAAGAAATGAAGGAGTCTTTCCCATACCATGCATGGCTGGGTCTGTCGTTGGGTGCATAACATGAGCCCACGGCAAAGAGCTAGTTGGAATCGCAGAAAGATCGTCCGTATGGTATCCCAAACAGCGAACTCTAACTCTTCCTAACTCTAACGGATCATTTCTATCTTCAACTACACCAATGAACCAGATAAATCCATCTTGTCCCATGTAGTTTTTCAAGCCAGCCATAAATATCTCCCATGTTATAGGAGTATTTAGTCAGATATATTAATGAATATCGGGGTCACGGCCCATCTTGCGAAACTCTGGCGGAATAAATTCGTATTCCTGTATCTCAAGTTTCAACTCACCTACATCTTCAAGGTTAGTTAGGATAGACCATGCATCATCGTAGCTCAAGTGTTCTTCGATGGTCTTTATGATTTTATATTTTTTCATAGGATTTATTTAGGGTTCAAAGCCTTTTAGAATTGATTTTATTAACCTAATTCACGGTCTTCTATTGTTTTGATGTGTGAAAAGGGGTTTATTGAAAGGTTTCCCGCCACAACAATACGATCTTTACCCGAATGTTCAGGCACAGAATGGTTAACCCAGCCAGGAAACAAAACCATCAAGCTTGTCTTCGGAAGTATCCGCTGGATTGTTCCGTTAGGTTGTATGCACCTATCAAACATAAGAGGAGCAGAACTATCTGGACACTTTACATAGTAAACGAAACTCCAAAGATGCGGCCAGTGGTTGTGCATGATGGTACGATCTCCCTCACGATAGATTGCTCCCCAACAATCATAAGCCATCATATCCACTTGGTGTGGATTATTCTTTGCAGCCAAATCTATTGCTCGATTACACACCCATTGAAATTCCTGACTACTATCTTGCATGAACCAATCGGTCATGTGAGCTTTCACATTGGTTTTTCTTTGTTGCTTATCACCATACTCTAAGATTTGTCGTTCAAGATTCTCATTCACTGTTAATTTTTGATAATCTTCAATTAACTTACTAGCTATTTCACTAAGATCAAGAGTAATGATTGGAAACTTTTCAGAGAATTGATGCGACAGACTTGATCGATCAAACACTGCTGTCGGTTCAAGTGTTTTAGCTAGTGCGGCCAACATGCTCATATTGTTCTAATGCTCTCTTATAAATTTCAGTTTTAATACCAATAACCTTTTCCAAACGTTTGATACGATTACGAACGCTCTTAGGAATACCACGCATACCACCATTCTTATTTGAGAATGATTTCCGCATTTTATCCAAGTCATCAGTTAAAACTGATAGGGGTTTCTTATGAAGTTTAATTTCTTTTGGTGGTGTGTCGAATGGAATAGCCATCTCTGCATTTGTATCAGGAGATTTAATCACAGAAGGTAATTCTGTTGGCGGCAACTTCGCCTGCTTTTCAATCTTATCCACAATGGCTACAGCCTCCGGCACATATTCAGTTGCCTCATAACTTAAAGATACAGCTTCATCATCATCATTCATGACATAGCCATCTTCAATCGCTTTAGCAACGACCTTCTCTTGTTCTTTACTTAGTGTCTTAACTTTCATTTAAAATATCTCCTAATAGGATAAAGTCATTGAAAATATCGCCTCTAACTTCAAGGAATACGGACTCTATATCCTTCTCCTTGACAGGACGATAGCTCTTTGTCTTCTTAGACCAATACTTAGGAACCTCATCCCACTTCATATCATCAAACTTATCAGAGTCAAGAGTTACAACTTTACCAGACCTAACATCTCCATACTCATCTTTAAAACTTACTGTCGAACCAATCATTTGGGCAATTTCTCCTCTGGATAGTGCCACCACCCTGTAGTCATATATTTCGTTGCACTGTGTACAGGATTTCCACGGTGCTGAAACGTCCATCCGGCAGGGAACATACATCCAAG